TAGGAGAAGATGAGCTTCCCCAATCTGATTTGTAATCTTTGCCTCTTGTCCTCTCAACAGTACCAGCTTGTCCTGATGTATTCTGTGTGCCTGTTGCATTGACACCAGGAAGATCAATATTTGCTGTACCATCAAAAGATACACCACCGATGTTCCTTGCAGTTTGCAAAGCTGTTGCTGTTGCTGCATTTCCTGTGGTCGAACCTGATGTACCACTTACATTTCCTGTTACATTTCCTGTTAAATTACCTGAAAATGTACCTGACAATACATCTGTGCTTGAATTAAAAGTTAATCCTGATGCTGTCTTTGGCCCTAAGTCGCCAGTCGCTGCTGTTGCGAAAAGAGGAAAACAAGAAGTGTCTGACGACTCATCTGCTACTGTTATAGTAGTCGGTACAAAACTCGTTGATGCTTTACCATCAAGTTGTGTTTGTATGTTTGAGGAAACATTATTTAAATGACCAAACTCTGTATTCGATACAGTTCCATCGTGTATTTTAGTTGCGTCTATCGCTGCACTTGTATTGACATCTGCATTGACTATAACACCTGTTCCAATAGCTGATGTGCCTGTAACATTACCTGATCCATCAAAACTTGCTGATGTCCAAGTAACATCACCTGTCATGCCTATTGTTCTAGCAGTCGCTAAAGCTGTTGCTGAACTAGCTGTACCTGTTACATTTCCTGTAAGATTACCAACAAATCCACCTGTTCCTGTAATTGCTCCTGATGATGTAATACTCGTAGCTGTTAAATCAGGCATATTTGCTGCAATATTTGCAAGTGTAACTTTAAGATTTGAACTAGATTGTACAATAACAAATGTAGCACTACTTAATGGTGTAGTAGTTGCTGTAAAATCTGAAATCTTCTTAGTTGCCATTTATTGTACTGTCCAAGTCGTTGTTGCTATTGCTGGTATATCTTGCCAATTACCAGGTGCTATATCTGTTTTATCTTCTTGTTGTATTAATTCACTATCTTCTGTTGCTATTAAAAACAAATTATCTTCTGTTTCAATATAACCTTGTGCTGTTTCAGGTACAGTAGTCCAAGAGGTGCTACTTGTGCTTACATTTGTCCATGTAGTCATTAGTAAGCTCCATAGTCAATTCTTGTGGTTGGTGCTACTCCTGAATGTCGATCTCTCTCATTTGAATCTATTATGTCTTTTTTGGCTCTATCATATAATGTAGACCAAGTTTGTAATCTTTTATCATTAAATAAATATGGCTCTGCTTCTACTAATGCACCATATAAATAAGCATCAGGGTGAAATGTAAGCATATCGTTAGTTGTATTACTATCTGATAAAGCTGTAAAATATTTAAAATAAAGCATTTCTATTTGATAAATACCATCAGGTATTGGTCTTAATTGAAAATTATTACCTATAATAGAATATGCTTTTGGTTTACCTGTATTACTACCTGCTCTTACTCTATCCATTTGTTCAGGTGTTAAATATTCTAATGCTGTTTTAGGATCAGTATTAAGTTGTATGTTACGCATAGCTACAAAATTATCAGGCAAAGAATAATATTCTGTATCTGCTATAGTATTTGCAGTTACTCTAGTTTCCATTCTTCTAATCTTAAAATCCCTTCTGTGCCTTGCTTCTGCAAGTGCAATAAATTCAGGTATTTTATCATCAAGATCTGTCCTGTCTAGCCAGTTAGCTACTGCTGTTTTGAGTTCTGAGTAAGTTGTTATTGCCATTTATTCGTCCCTATTTTTTCTTCTATATTCAAATCCTAATAATCTTTTGAGGACATTCGTAGTCCCTCCTAATTTTAGGGGAGCATATGGATCTTCATTCAAGTTTCCAGCTTCAAATGTATCAAAATAACTATCTTCTCTGTTTCTGTTCCCTTTAGTCATAATTTTTTTTTCTTCTTTGAATGTAAAATTTGGCATTATATTTTCCTATTAGTCGTTTTTAAGTATCTATATTCAGGGCTATTGATTAGTTTCTTAACGCCCTCTTTGTGATTTGGGTTAAACATATCAACCCCATATTTACTTTTCCATTCGTAATACACAGTCATAGGAATCCTTGCAGATAACCTAAAATCATCAGCTATGTGATGATCTTCTTGTTGTAATCGTTTGTTTGAGTCAATAAGGGGTTTTATATCTTGTATATGTTCAATAGCCATTTCTTTCGTTGGTTCATGCCAATGAAAAATTTGACCATCATCAAGTTTTCGTTTCATTCACTTAACTCGTCTATATATAGATTTGCTGTGCCTGAAGCAACAATAGCTGCTATTTTCATGCCACCATCTATTTTAAATATTTCATCATTATTAGCTGCAAGATAAGTTGAACTAGTAGTAGCAGTTGGATTAGCACCAAAAGCTACATGGACTCCATTAGTATCAGCTATAACTCTAATATATTCTGTACCTGCACTAGTTGCAGCAGTTTGTGCTGAACTATCGCTTACAGTCCTTTTAATTGTATTGGTTACTCGTAATCCATAGTTTGCTGCCATATTTATCTCCTAATTACAAATGTAACTAATAACTTTTTAGCACCTGTAGAGCCACCATCAGTAATCATTTCAATAGTGCCATCTTCTTCAACTCTATTAGCTGCTGTTGGCTCTGCTGAATCTACAGTACCTGCTGCTGATCCTGAGTGTGCAACTGTAATGCCACCACCTGTTACAGCAGTACCACCAATCTCAAATGTAATTGCAGCATTACCACCACTTATAGCACCTTGTAGTGCTGTTATAATTTTAATTATTCTGCCACCATCAGGAACTGGTACAAACGTACTTGATGCAGTAGATATATCTTCTATTTCTGCTGTTATAAAATAATCGTTTAATGTTCTCATTAAATTTCTCCAATATTAATAACCCTCGTTCCGAAGCGATACCTTCTTCAAGGTCATTATTAAATGTATCTAGATTAAGGTGGGGGAGTAAAAATTAAGGAACAAAACTCCCCCTGACATATATATTAAGATATATGAAATTTGTTATGAAGTTGTTAAGTCTGCAATAGTTGCTGAACTTGCTTCATTTTTTGCACATAGTGTCCATTCTGCGACTAATAGTCGTTTCATAGCATCACCTGTTTTTGCTAACTCTTGAGTTTCAAAAGGTCTTAGGAAATGTGTAGCAAACATTTCTGTTTCAACTAATAAAGCACTTCTTCCTGAAGAACGAAGTATTCTATCAGCTACTACTCTAACTTCACCAAAGTCTGAAACATAAACATCAATAGTAGCCACTAGGTTTCTATCTTCTGCCATATCCATTCTTGTAGAGTTTCCAGTAAAACCTGAAACTTTTTGTTTATTAAAAGAGCCAACCAATAATAGATCAGGTTCACCACCATTGTCAAAACAGCTTTTAAGTTCTGTTTTGAGTAATGCTTCAGTTAAAACTCTTTGAGTTCCGTCTGTAACAGAACCTGATGAGTTTGAACCACCTGAACCATAAGAGTTGTTGGTTGTAGTCCAAGATTCAAAACCTCTTGACTTACGAGCAGCTCCACCATTACCTGAACCTGCTGTTGCGTTGGTTTTGCCAGTAAGGTCTAGCTCCATATCTCTTTTGAGTTCTTTACCAGCTTTAGCTATTTGATAAGCTAACTCTGAGTCTACTCCAGCATGTATGACTGCTTCTTGTGTGCCTGAAACCATAACAGGATTATATGAAATCTGTGTATAGTTGAGAACACGAGAGGTAGCCGACAATGCTGCTGAAGGTGAATCATCACCCTCGATTTGTGCGTTTGAAGCAGCAGATGCTAGTGTGTCAGTTTGCCATTCGTGTTTGGTAAAAGTAGCTGTACCTGTACCAATAGATGACATAAACGGAGTGTCAGTTGGAGTAATATTATAAATAATATCCTGCAAATCTTCTCTGTTACCAACAGCATCATACGTCTCAAACGTATTACTTAATTGTGCCATTTTTGATTACCTATGTTAAAAGTTAGTATTTAAGACTTCATTAAGCCTTCAATCATTTTGGCTGCATCGCCAACTTTTCCTGAACGCTTGAGTCTTGCTCTTTGGCGCTTTATGTTTTCTTGATCTATCTCTGATTTAGGTGTTGATGTTCCAGGTTTAGTAACCTTTGGTACAATCTTCGCCTTTTTCTTTGAGATTTTGGTATCTAACAAGTTTTGATACAACATAGCTTTGTGTAAAACTTCAACAGAACGAGCATCAATAAGACTATCTACCTCTTGCTCTGTAAAGCCAGTTTGCATAGCAAAAGACTTTATTCTTGCTTTGAGTTTCGGCCCTTTTTCAGGATCGTTGAACTCAGGCAGTTTTTCAGCCATTATTTGTTGTTGTTTTGCAAGTTCTTCACTCCACTTTTGTTGCATTTCTTGTTGTTGTTTGCTTAATTCGAGATTTTTTTGCTCTTCAGCGAGTCTGCGGTTTTCTTGCAACTCTCTGTATTGGTCTCGTTTTATAGCATATTCCATTGGATCGTCTTGCTTGAGTTGTTCCCATTGAACTGATTTGAACTCCTCTAATTTGGAATCAGCTTGTTGGTTAAATTGTTCAAGTTGTGAAACATATCGCTGTCTTTCTTGTTGAGTCGCCTGAAGTTCATCGTCCATTTTTTTGCGTTGCTCTGCCAATACTTGACTTTTTCTTGTGTAATCAGCAGTCCTGCTATAACCCTGCTGTAGCTCATCAAGGGTTACCTCAACGTCTTTACCATCAACTTTAACAGTATAACTTTGAGGTTCTTGTGTTTGCTCAGCTTGGTCTTGCTCGACTAAATCCTCTGCAACTAACCCATCAGGATTAGCTGTTTCGTTTTCAACTGATTCGGCAGATTGCTCTGCCTGTGCAGAAGTATTTTCTTCTACTTCTGTTTGTTCTTCTTGCTCTACAGGTTGTTCCGATGCTGGAGACTGTAGTTGTGCTTGAAGTAACGCTTTCTGTGCTGATGCAACATCAGTCACAGGAATTCCTTTATGCTTGCTCTCTTGTACAGGTATGTTGTCCTGCGGGGTAGGTTTGGTAACTTTAGCCATTATTTACCTCCCTTATTTTCTTCT